TAAACCTTTATATAAGCAAGTTAATAATGAAAGACTTGAATTTGATAGTGCTGATTATGACCAAGCTATTACTGATTTAGCTAACTCAAAGTGGAACGAACAAGAGTTTGGTTATATACAAGCTAGACAAGAAGCCTATGGCTCTATCGCAGACCAATTAGATATGCAGTATTGGGATAGTGTTAATGGAACTACTACTTGGAAAGACCACATAGCCCAGGTTAAATCAGATAATCCAAAACCTAGTTAATAAATAATCCTATGATAAAATCCAAAGTATGGATTTTTTATTTGGATTTTTCGTAGGTTATCTCTGTAAAGAGATAGTATCTTACCTTAAAAAATTATCTACACCTACACAAAAAGACTGGGATAAAGAGTGGGATTGGTTATCTCACGAGGACTTACCATAAATGTTAGACAACAATGGCTACACACAGAAGGAATTACTCAATATGGTCATTGAAAGACTTGACAGACTAGAAGAAAAACTAGATGCAAAACTAGATAAAGCAGAATTTTATAAAGTATTAACGCTACTTGTAGCACTTGGTGGAGTTGTTGCAGCGATTGTAATGTAATGCTGCGAGTCTTATTCGCAGTAATTTTACTGCTACCATTACCTTTATATGCTAATGAAAACAATACAGATACTACAGATACTTCTACCACTACTACTACTAGCACTACTACTACTACTATCCCAGGAGAAACCGAAGAAGTAGAAACCTTTGATGGTCCACCTCCTGTAGAAGAAGAGGAAGTTGTGGAGGAAGAGACTACTACAACTACTTCTACAACTACAACAACTGTTCCTGAAACCTGGGAGCAAGCTACTGATATAGTTTTACCAGAAGATGAATTAGATACACAAGGTAATGAAGTAGAAAATAATATTGTTATAGATGATATTTGGTCTGGTAAGTATGGTTGTACAGACTTTTGTATGAACCTTGAATATCAACAACACGGTGGAGATGGTGCTAATTATTCTTTTGATTTGCCTGAAACAATAACAGTAGATGAAGAAGAACTTGAAATAGAAATATACGAAGTAGGTTTTATTGTAGGTGCAGTAAACAATGAAGGTAGTGTAACTTATACACATACAGATGAAACAACAGAAACAGATACAATATCTGCACAACAATGGGTATCAGATGAAACTATGTGGGAAGAATATATTTATAACATATACGATACACTAGATACATTTATTGATTCTTTTACTATTTATCTAAATGATTGGTCTTTACTAGATGACATATCTTTTAAGTATGTTATGCCTACAACAACTACTACCACTACAACAACTACTACAACTTTGCCACCTCCACCTCCGCCACCACCTCCACCACCGCCACCTAAAGTTGTGGTTGTAATGGATGATGGTTCTGTTGGTGAATATGAAGAATATGAAGTTGAAGATGGCACAGTAGAGCGTGACAATGAGCGTAAAGCTAATGAAGAAAAGTTTGGATGTTATATGACTGATGCACAAATAGAGCGTGGTGATTGTGATATTATTGAGGAAGATGAACAACAATACGATACCGAAGAAGAGTTTTACGAAGATGATGATATGGTACTTGACCTGGAGTCTGAAGATGAAGTGGAAGAACTTGAACCTTTGGAAGAAGAAATCATTGTTGAAGAGGAAGATAAGATTGATGCTAAGGAACTTGAAGAAGAGTTTAAGTTTGAGGAAGAAGTCTTTGATTTAGAAGAGATAGTTATAGAGAAGATAGTAGATGAAGAAGTTGAAGAAGTTACAGAAAAAGTTTTGGATGAGTCAATACAGGAAGATGTTGAGGAAGTCATAGAAGATGAGCTGGATAAAGAGATATCAGGAGATGACAACATCGGAGAAGAAACAGTTCAAGAGGAAGATGTCAAAGACGAGGTTATACAGGAAGTAAAAGAACTTACTGAAGAAGAAGTAGCTGTAGAAGTTGCTGAAGTAGAAGAAGTCATTGAAGATATTGTCATAGAAGAAGTCACTACTGAAGAAGTCATAGAAGTTATAGAGCAAGTTAATGACATTGGTGTACAAAACTTAGACCAGGCAACAGAAGAAGTACAAGAAGTTGTACAAGCTGTTGTTGAAGAAGCTATAGAAAATGTAGAAGAACTTACAGAAGAACAGGTTGCTGTTGTTGCAGAAGTATTACAAGTAGAAGAAGAAGACGTTGAGATTATTGCTGAAGCTGTTAAACAGGACGAAGTCGTAGCTAAAGCAGTAGAAGAATATGTAGAGAGAGCTGTAGAGAACGCAGACGTAGAGAACTACACACTTGCTGACGTGGTTACAGAGGTAACTTACGAAGCATTTTTAGAAAATCCTATAGAGGTATTCGTAGATTTAGATTTTGAAGGAGTAACTATAAGTAACATAGGAGATGATATGACACAAGACCAAAAAGAAAAAGCACAGGAGGTCGTGGTTCCTGTAATCTTGACTAGAATAGCTAGTATGGCAGCTTTTGTATTTAGGAGAAGTCTATGATTAACAAGCTATGGACCTGGTTTGTAGCCGCAATAAAAGAAACACTCAACCTTAGTTGGACTTTGGTTGGTTTAATTATTGCTACTTTGACTCTTACCGGGAGTGCAAGACAAATCACAGGCGTTGCTACTATAATAACATTAGCTATTTGGTTATTGACAATTAGCTTTAGAAAAGGAGACTAAATGGACTGCTGTGGTAGTGGTTACTGTGGTGGTAAGTAATGTGTACAACTTTTGTTAATGAAGAAGGTACCTACATTACGATATGTAACGGAGAATATGGAGGTATAGGTGAAGTTAACTGTAGTTAGAACACAATTCGGAACAGACGCAACAAATGGTTTGCTATTTATAAATGGAATCTTTGAATGTTATACATTAGAAGACCAGTATCAAGCAGTAAAGGTAATGCACGAAACTTGCATACCTGAAGGAACTTATGATATTAAGTTTAGAAAGACAGGAGGATTTCACTCCAAGTACTCTGAGAGATATAAGAATGCCCATTATGGTATGTTGCACATACAAGATGTGCCTAACTTTACCTACATTCTTATACACACTGGTAACACTGATGAACATACATCAGGTTGTTTGATTGTAGGAGAGACACAACAAGATTTAGAAATATCTAAAGATGGATTCATAGGGTCAAGTACTGTAGCTTACAAGAAAATGTATGCAAAAGTAGCAAGTCAATTACTTCAAGGTAAAAATGTGACCATAGAATACACAACAATAAATAAATTATTAGAAAAAGAAGTGGATAATAAAGCTAAAGACCACGTTGTTTTGGCTGACACAGTATATGAAAAGCTACAAGAAATCAACGGTAATGTGTTACAAACTAATGCTATGTTGAAAGGCAGGTTAATACAATAATGTTTGATAGAATTAAAAGAGCAAGAAACCAGGATGGTACATTTAAAAAAGATGTATGGTGGACACCTTGGTCCGATTCGTGGGAGTATAAAATGAGTGAAGACCTCAAAGATATGCTTGAAAGAACTGGATGGACCTTCATTGAAGCCTTTATTGGGGCTTTAACTGTCGCTCCATTGGTTGGTGTTGAGGCAGAGACACTTCAGCTAGCTGCATTAGCTGGCGGTGGTGCTGCTTTAGCCGTTATCAAGACATATGCAAAAAAACAAATAACTAAGTAGCTGAAAAAGTCATAGTTTTACTGTATAATATAGTTAACAGAAAGGCTGCATATGACTGATAAAAAAGACTTAGGTAATAACTATTACCGTTCCGGATGGCAACCGTCAGCAGAGTTTGATGAGCAATCCGGTCTTGGTGAAATAACACACATAGGAACTGACCCTGACTATAAAAATAAGTTTGATTCTATCCTACGAGAGTGGGGATTTGACCCTAAACATTACGAAATAGAAGGTAAAGTTAGGGCTAGCTCCTGGAACGCCCAATTGAAAGGTGGAAATGTAGAAACCTTTCACGCATTCAAAGGTATTGTACGAAGAAGACATCCTGCTCGTGATGAGTGGTACAACAAACTTCTTAAAGAAGTATCAAAGAAAAAACCTCTAAAGAAAAAGCAACACAAAGGTGACACAGCCTACATATTTACGATGAGTGACTGGCAGTTAGGAAAAGTTGACCTTGGAGTGGAGAAAACGCTTGAGAGATACGATAAGGCACTTGAGAGAGCAGTACAAGAGGTTAGGTCACTGGGTACTATAGACGAGATTTATTTGCTTTCTATGGGCGATTTGACGGAAGGTTGCTATGGATTTTACGATTCTCAACCTCATAATATATCTTTAAACCTATCTCAACAGTATCACCTAGCAAGAAAACTAATTATGAAGACTGTTGATACATTTTTACCGTATGCAAACAAGATTGTATTGTCCGGAGTTCCCGCTAACCACGGTGAGCAAGCTCGCAGTGGCAAAGGTCAGGTAGTTACATCAAGATTAGATAACTCTGACACTATGCACTTAGAAATATGTGGTGAGATTATGGAGCAGAACCCACGCTATGACAAAGTAGAGGTGTCAATACCGGAAGGCTTTCATCATACATTAAAGATAAAAAATTTAACTGTCGGTTTCACCCACGGACATATGCACGCAGGCGGTACAGGTCCTGAAGGTAAGATAATGAAGTGGTGGCAAGGTCAGATGTTTGGTGATTTTCCTGTAGGTGATGCTGAGATATTAATTACTGGACACTTTCATCACCCTCGTATGATGCAGCAAGGTAATAGAACTTGGTTTCAATGTCCTTCAATAGATGCAAGTATAGATTTTACTGCAAGGACTGGTATGTGGAGTAAGCCGGGTGTCCTTACCTTTACGATAGATAAGGACGGATGGGATAACTACAAGATAGTTTAAACACAATCTTCAAAATAATATGCCAGGCACGGTGTACATAAACCACTGTGTGACAATGTTGTTTCCGGTGGATGACCACATTCTTTACACATTATTCTTCTTCTCCTGTAGCTGTTGTAAGTATCTGTATGTTAGGAAGTATTGCAAGTAGTTGTTGTTGTCCATTAGGCAACAATATGCTTTTACCCATAAACAAAGGTACTTCCTTTTCATTTCTTCTGTTTAATAATTCTGCAATCAACATACCTTCTGTTGCTTTGCTTAACATTACATCAATCATATCTTCTCCTTAATATTCTCTAGCGTAACTAGTAAGTAGATATCCTACTTCTTTTAATACTTTTTCTTTGTTCTCAAAGTCTGTTGTCTTTGGAAGCCATCTCTTGTGCCAGTTGAAGCAGTAATCTACTGCAACTAAATCGTTTAAGTTCCATACCATTAACTTTCTTCTGTACTCTGTAACATACAAGAAGTCTCTTCCTGTTCTTACACTGTCCTCAAAGTTAATATCAAACTTATACTTCTCTATTATCCAACTATCATACAACTTGTCTCGTGATTTAATCTCTACAATATACTGACTGCTTTGTGCGTCATAGGTAGAGAATGGATTATCCTCTACCTCAATCAACGGTTCGTCAAATATATGTATGTCATTCCACCTTTTAATTACTTCTGTCTGTGTTAACATTTAATATTCTCCTACAATCTTTACAATAATTATTCTTTATGTAACTTGGTTCTCCGTATATGTCATACTCGCCAACGTTACAACTAAGACAACGCATTCTTTAACTTGCTTATCATATCTGAACAAGTTACTTTGCTTGTGTTGTCTGAGTTAAGATATTGTTTTGCTTCAGCGGCAAGTTCATCTTTACCATTGTCAATGCACTGTGTAATTAAAGTTTCTAAGAAACCTTTTTGTGCATCTGTCATAGGGTCTGCTTCTTTACCTGCTTTCCAATCATCATTACTAAAGTCCATATCTTCCTCACTTTCTTTTTCTTCTACGCTTCCTAACGTTTCTATTATATTATTAACTACTTCACTGTTGCCAGCTCTATTTTCAAACTCTTGTTTAAATTTTGTGACATAACTTTCTACAAGCAACATAAACTTATCTACTGTTTCGTTACTCCACTCAGATACATCTGTGCTGATGCTCTTGTCCATTGTAAGACGTGTCATACTTGTCTCGTAGCACTTCTTAGCAAAGTTCTTGTCATCATTACACATACTTAATACAAGAGATTTCACAGCTGTTGCTGTAATTTTAGAAGGGAGTGTCGTAGTCTCTTGTACTACTTCTTTTTTTGTTGACGGTTGCTTATCAACCTTTGACATTTCCTCTCTACTTGGTCTCTTCTTACCAGTACCTTGATAGTTCCAGTTAGCTAATGCTCTACCAATAGCAGATGTCTCACAGTTTTCCATCCAAGCGTCTGCATTTGCGAAGCCACCTTGTCCTTTTGTTTCCTGTGCAATACCAGTTGTTACTGGGTTTACATCTTCTATATCTTTGTAGCATAAAGCTCTGACAGTGACACAGCTACCGTCATCAGTAATGTGTACTACCTCTGTCTCTACTCTTCCGTTTGGATTATCTTTCCAAAACTTCTTGAGTCTGTCTTCAACTAATTCATAATCATTAAGATTAAACTTAGCCATTGTTCACCTCTTTCTTGTCAGTACATATGTAATGCACCATTTGTCTTGTAATACCACAAACAGTTGCAATCTTCTGCATACTTACTTTGTGTTCGTGATATAAACGTTTAATAATATGGTTTCTTGTATCAATCCAAGTCTTTTCTAACTCTTTGATTTGATTTAACTCTGTTGATGCTTCTCGTAACGCATCAAATAACATATCGTATTCTTGTTTCATTTGGGTTGTTGTTATGTTTTCTCTAGCACTAGCTAGTAGTTGCACATCGTCCACGATGCTCCTTTCTTATTTAGTTGTTATAAAGTGTTGTCTTCTTTTTGTGCCTTGATTAGATATACATTACCTTGTCTATCTCTTCCTGTAATTCGTAGTCTCATCTTCTCACAGAAGAGCATCGCATCTTTAGTAGATGCAAACTGTACTACATTACCGTGATAAAGAACTGCAATCGTGT